CCGGACGGTCGGCACTTCCAAGACTGCGTGCTGACCGTCTCCGAGGAGAAGGCGGACATGATGTGGACGGGGTACATGTGCGCCCGCTGCACGGAGCCGTTCACCGAGTCCTACCCCGACCGCTGCGGGGTGTGCGGCTTCCCGGTGAAGGAGCTTCAGCGAAAGCTCTTGGAGCGCGATTTCCTCGGGCGCGATCCGACCGCCGTGGCAGGCTTCCCGATGGAGCGAGAACTGGAGCATCTGGAGCGCGAGCATCACAAGCCGAAGGGTCTGATGACCATGCCGAAGGAGATTTAGGTGGCGACGACCTCACAGTGGTACGCGCAGTCGGGCGGGAACCTCATCGCCTCGCTGTGGGTGCCCCGGCAGATGGGCGTGGTGCTGCTCAAGGACACCTACGTCCCGAACATCGACACGCACATGCGCTACTCGGATGTGTCCCCGCAGGAGGTCGCAGCCGGGGGCACTTACGTCGCAGGCGGCAAGGAGATTCAGGGGCGCTCCGTCTCCTACGACGCCGCCGCGAACGAGTACAACCTGCTCGGCTCAGACCTCTCCTGGGGGCCGGGGGCCACCTTCGCCACCCGCCACGGCGCGGTGTACGAGATGGCGACCGCCGACAAGTGGCTGTGGGCGCTGCTCGATTTCGGGCAACTCATCAACGTCAACAACGGCGTGTTCCAGATCGACTGGGCCGCTGGCCTGCTCTCCGTCCAGGCTGGCCCTCCGGTCTAACGGAGCCGCGTCGTGCCCTGCTGCCGACGACGGGCATGTCCACGATGACGGGCGGGCTTGGAGTAGTCGCTGTGGTTGATAGCGGCCAGCATCCGGTGGACAGCGTTCTTCAGTTCGACCGTGAACTCCGAGTAGGACTGCTCCAGGGTGCAGCCGATGAACTCCTCGACTCGCGCCCGCGTTGCCGCGTCGATGCTCGGGTACGGGATTTCAACCTTGCGCGTAAGTGCGTTGTGAGTCTTGCCGCCATAGCGCGTCTCGTCGTCTTGTGCCGGGAATCCCATGCCTCGCACATCTCGCGGACGTGCGCGTCGTGGAGCGCGTCCGTTGCTTGCCGGATCCGGCGACGGCGCGGCCAGTGGTATCTCTTGCCCCTGATGCCCATGCACTCACCGAGGGTACGAATGGGATCGGCTGATGCCAGGTAACGCAACGGTCGGCCAGTTCGTCGTCGGTGACGGCACCCTCGTCGGGCAGACCTCTCTCAGCGCAACCGTCACTCCCGGCAAGGCCAAGCTCGTCCTCACCGGCAAGGCATACGACGCTCTCATCTACACGGGCGACTTTTTCGTCGCGGCGTTCACGAACCGGCCCAAGCTCGTCCTCGCGGGCAAGCAGGCGACTGTCCTCTCTGACTCGACGGTGGTGCCGGGGAAGGCGGCGCTCGTCCTGCGCGGCAAGATCACCGTCACCGTCGTCCCCGAGTTCGCGCACATGGGGAAGCCCACGCTCGTCCTTCAGGGCAAGCCCTTCGCTCTGGGGATCTCGGCTATCGAGAACATGGGCAAGCCTGCGCTCATCCTCAAGGGCAAGCCTTTCGGCGCGGGCGAGGTCGCGCTCGTCCCGTCCATCCCCATCGAGATTCTGCTCACCCCCGCTGCACCCTTCACCGTCTCTCTCACCCCCTCGGTGCCTGAGAGCCGCGACCTCGTTCCTACGGTGCCCGAGTTCCGATGACGCTGCGAGACTGGACGGCATGAGCGACTACGTTCCGACCGACTGGGTAGACGATGTAACCCCGGTCGATGCCGCCCGCATGGACAAGATCGAGGCGGGCATCGACGCGGCGGACTCCATCGCACGCGCAGCGCAGGCTGCACTCACGGGCAAAGAGGACAAGTCTGCGAAGGGCGCTGCCAGCGGGTATGCGCCGCTTGGCGCGGACTCCAAGGTTCCGGCGCTCTACCTCCCCGCTGCGGGTGGGGCCATCGAATACGAGAACGCCTGGGCTGCGGGCACCGCCTACCAGCCCGGAGACGTGGTGATCCACAACGGCATCGAGTACATCGCCGTCAACCCCTCGACCGGGCAGACGCCGCCCCCGTCCCCAGCCGTGGCTGGGGCGACCGTCATCCCGCTCGTCACGGCGCTCCCGGCCTCCCCCTTCGATGGGCAGACGGTCGATCTCACCAACTCGCTCACGTCTCCCAACTGGGTGTGGCGGCTGCGCTATGTCGCTGCCAAGGCGTCGAACAAGTGGGTGTTCGTCGGGGGTTCCCCGATCTTCTCCGAGGTCACGACGATGGAATCTCCTCCTACTTCTTTCGGGGACGCTCCGACAGTTGGGCCGTCGATCACCGTTCCCGTGGCGGGAAGCTACGAAATCTCTCTCGGGATGATTACCGACGCAACAACTGGCGGCGACTACGCCTACATGAGTTACTCGATAGGTGGTGCAGCGCCGGTCATAGCCGATGGTATCCGGGTCTGGATGGACGGAGGGCGCGTCATTGAGCCGTCTCGTACAAGGGTCAAGTCTTTCGCAGCCACGACGCTCGTTGCCAAGTACCAACAGGTGCCGGGGTTCATCTCGGGTCGCTGGATGCGCCTCAGTCCGGTGGCAGTCGGATGAGCGAGCCGTACTGGGCTGCTCTCGGCGGCGGGTCTGTGGACTACAAGGGCGCGTGGGCCGCAGGCACCGCCTATGCCCCCGGAGATGTCGTCCGCTACGCCGGGGTGGACTTCATCGCGGTCAACCCTTCGATGGGGGTGAACCCAGGGACGGCGACGGGCATCGTCATCCCCACTGTTCCGCTCGTCACCGCCCTTCCCGGCTCTCCTGTCGATGGAGATGAGGTCATCCTCACCGACTCCCTGACCGCAGGCACCTACCAGTGGCGCTTCCGTTATGTCGCTGCGAGGGCGACGAACAAGTGGGTCTACATCGGCGGCGGTGCTGCCGTGAATACGAGAGAAGGAGCAGGGACGACGAGCAGCACTAGCTACACCGATCTCAGTGATGGGTCTGGGCCAAGCCTCATGTATCCCGTGGCCGGGGACTACATCGTTGGGTGGGGTGCGGCGATGGCGGCGCAGGGTTCGGCCTCGGTGCAGTACATGGGCTACGCCTTCGGCTCGACTGTCGCTGACGACGGCCACGTCTGCCGCCAGGACGCGACGGTCACGGCGTCGGTCGGGCGCTTTGAGCGCAGGGCGTTGACCCCCGGAGCGGTGGCTGTGGTGGTAAAGCACAGGGCTTCGTCCAACTCGCAGGCGTGTTCGTCCCGCTGGCTCTCCCTTGAACCCATCGCGGTGGGCGGATGAGCGAGCCAGTCTGGGTTCCGCTCGGGGCATCGGGTGCTGGTGGTACGGGGCTTCGCCGCTACCCCGTCCAGTTGAGTACGCCGCGCTCACAGTCCTTCGGCGGTAACTCCTTCTGGACGGTCGGTGCCATGACTGACTTCGACCACGGGCGCTGGGAGTTCGTGAAGGATGTCCTCGGTCTGCTCTACGGCCAGGTCATCGTGCCGCCGACCATCGACGCGACGAAGGCGGCGAAGATCATCCTCGCTATCGCCGCCAACGCGACGAGCGGCGTGACCCGGCTCATGGTGCAGACGCACGCCTTCGCTGACGGTGCATCGTTCAACCCTGTGGGGCTGACCAATACGAGCTATGCGGACTTCACCGTCCCGGCCACGGCCAACACTCGCAAGGACATTTCCGTCACGCTTGCAGCGACCCCCGCCGCGAATGATTTGCTCACGGTGGGCATCGTGCATGACGGCACCCATGCCAACGACACGCTGGCGGTGAACACGTTGCTGCTCGGAGCCTGGTTGGAAGTGACCGCCTGATGCGGGACTTCCCCGGCGACGGGAGCCGCATCTCTCTCGGTGCCCCCGCAGACGGCTCGACCAACCTCTCTCCCTCCATGACGATCTCCTGCTGGGCGCAGTTCGACGCCCTCGGCAACGCCCGTATCGTGGACAGGTGGGGCTTGCAGTACCTCATCTCTCTCTCCGGGTCGGGCTGGCTAGGAGCAGTTCAGGCAGGAGGGCAGGCGACTTGCGGCGGCTCCCCGGCCCCAGCGGTGGCCCCCGCCAAGTACCACGTCTGCATGACAGTCCAGAACCCGGCCTATGACCTCTACGTCAACGGCAACCGCACGGCATCGGGCGTGGGCAACCCCATGAACGACTCCGGTGGGGGCGACTGCTGCTTCGGCTCCAACCCCGGAGGCGAGCCGATGAACGGGCGCATGAGCCACGTCGCGTTCTGGAAGGGAGCGAGCGCGGGCCTGAACGCGCAGGAGGTTCTGGCTCTGTCCAAGGGCGTGTCCCCGTATCTGTTCCGCCGCAACCAGCTTGTCGGGTACTGGCCGCTGTGGGGGCTGGCTTCGCCTGAACCCGACCTGAGTGGGCGCAGGAACTTCGGCACCGTCGTCGCCTCGGCTATCGCCGTGCCGGAAGTCATGCCCATCGGCCCGCTCCTGCCGCTCGCGTATTAGCCGGATGACGGCCTAACCTTGGAGGCGCGATGAACTTCGGAGAGATGAAGGAGCGCGTTCGGCTCACGTTGGGGATGTCGGAGACGATCTCCAACGACGAGGCCGCGCTCATCAAGGCGTGGATCAACGAGGGCGTCACCGATCTCATCTCGCGCACGCGGGCGTACTCGCGGGTCATCAACTTGACCGTGCAGCCGCACACGGCCGTCCACGACATGGCGGGCATCATCATCGCGCTGGTGGACATTGAGCTTCCCGGTCGTGGGTTCCTGCGCCGCTACTCCCGGCAGGACATCGCAGACGCGCAGGGATCGACGGGCTGGTACGGCCACGACGCCGCCTACAACGAGGTCGGCAACGGACTGGGGTTCGGATACGGCTACGCCTACGAGGAGCCGCTGTTCTGGTTCAGCCCCATCCCCTCCGAGCCGCTCGTCATCCGCGCCTACGGGGTCTTTCGCCCGCAGGAGATGACCGACGACTCGCACGATCTCGCCAACCCGAACTACGGGGGGCTGGCCGAGGAGTTCCATACGGCCGTCCTCAACTACGTTCTCTGGAAGGCGGGCGAGTACGTCCAGCACCAGGGATCCGGCGAGGGCGAGAAGTGGCGTCTCCAGTACGAGGGTCAGGACGGGATGGGTGGTGACATCGCCCGCGTCAAGCGCACCCTCCTCAAGCGCGTGACTCCGCAAGCCGCCCAGCGCCGTAACCTCGCCCGCACGCTCGGCGTGTTGTCGCCCTCGGGCGAGTACCTCGGGGCGAGGTAGATGGCGCAGCCGCAGTCCCTTCTCGGGGATGTCCGGGGAATCGGGCGCGACTTCGCGCTCGACTCGCTCCCCCCAGGCTTCGTCTGGGATCTGATCGACTACATCCCGAATCGCCGGGGGGCGCGGCTGGAGGGGCGTGGCCCGTGGAGCTACTTCACCACGGCTGCGGTTGGCGGGACGATCTGGAGCGGCAAGCACGCTGCCTTCTCCAAGGGGGTGAGGCTCTACATCCACGGAGGGGCATCGCTCTATGGCGTGGTGGGTGGGGTTGCCACCCTCATCGGCCCGCTGTTTAGCTCCTCGCTCACGAACGGCGTCATGCTCCGCGACCGCGTGTACTTCGCAGACGGCGCGGGGCTGGCCGTGCCTAAGCGTGTCACCTTCGACGGATCGACCTCTGCGATCACGGAGATCCACACGGGAGCGCCGAAGGCGAAGCTGGTCGAGGTCTACAAGGACAGGCTCATCGCCACGGGGGATCCTGCCCAACCGCAGCGCGTCTCCTTCTCGCCGCTGGAGATCGACGGCGGGCCGACAGCCGCCTGGGATGCCCTCTCCTACGTTGATACCTCCCGCTCCGTCACCGCGTTTGCCCCGATGGGAGCGCAGATCCTCTGCTTCCACACGAAGTCCATCGAGAAGATCCGAGGCTCCATCCCTCCGGGGGCGAACCTCGACACGGACATGTTCCTCGACATGTTCTCTGACCAGCAGGGCTGCGAGGATCCTGCGTCCATCTGCCAGTGGCAGGAGAACGTGATCTTCGCCAACAGCCGTGGCGTCCATCTGACGGACGGTGCGACCATCCGCTCGCTCTCCGACCAGGGCAGCATCGGGGACTTCTGGCGCACGCTGTACGAGCGCAAGCGAGCAGGCACCCAGGTCGTCGCCGGGGTGTTCCTCGACTACCTGTTCATCACGATCCTGTCGGACTTCCAGACAGGCGATCCGCCCGAGGCGCTGCCGGTCACCCTCGTCTGCGACCTCAACAACCGGACGTGGTTCCGCATGTCGAATATCGACGTGACGTGCTACATCGAGTCCGAGTCGGGGGTTGAGGAGATGTGGGGTGGCCTCGACGTGGACAAGCGCCTCATCGAGATCAGCCCCACCTTCTACGGGCACGTCGATCTCCCCGAGTCAGGCGTCCCGCCGCCGACCGTCGTGGACTCGGTGGACGGGGACGGCAAGCCGGTGCTGCCGCTGCTCGACATCGGGTTCAAGAAGCTTGGCCCCGAAGGGGTGAAGCGACTGCGCCACATCTACGTCGCGCACCAGTCGCAGCGCACGACCGTCCCCGCCGAAATCTTCTCGGTCGAGTACCGGGTGAACCCGGCCCCGATCCGCACCGACTTCATGGTGGCCGGGACGATCCCGTCCGAGCAGCAGTACACCCGTTCACGGGTGAACGTCGGACGACGGGGCTACGGGATTCAAGTCGTCATCCGCCAGATCCTCCCGACCTACCTCACTCGCCTGTACGACGTGTCGGTCGGTGAGTGGCCGCAGGATCGGGGCAAGCTCTGAGTACCCTCGTCACCCCCGGCGCTCCCGGCCCCGAGCAGCAGGACGCTCCGCTTACCGAGGCCGAGCGCAAGCTCCTCGTTCGCCTGCTCTCGGATCCGACCTACTTCCCCATCGAGTTCAGAACGTGGATCAGGACGTATCTGGAGGGGTCGGACATCCGCCTTCCCTCGTCGGCCATCGTCGGGGGGAACGCACCGAAGGTGAACCTCCCCGCAGGCGTCATCCTCCCCTTCGCAGGCGGGACGATCCCGGCGAACTGCCTGCATTGCAACGGGGCGCAGATCAGCCGCGCCGACTACGAGCTTCTGTTCCAGGCCATCGGCGTCACCTGGGGCGTGGGGAACGGAACCTCCACCTTCAACGTCCCCGATCTGCGGGATCGCGCCCTGTACGGAGCGGGGAACCTCATCGGCCTCGCCGCTACGGACGGACGAGCGGCAGGCTCACGCGGAGGGCCGTACCACCATCACTACTTCGGGCAGTCCTCGGACGGTGGCGGCGGTCACTCGCATGGTTTCTCCTTCTCGGGGCAGACAGGGGGCGGCGGCACGCACAACCACACGTCGCGGGGAGCGCACTTCGTGGAGCAGGGATCGTCTCCGACCGGCGCAGCAGGCACCGTCCGCAACACGACCCAGAACCCGCAGTACTACACGGGGGATGCGGGTGACCACTCGCACTCGTTCTCGGGATCGGGCGGCACCGATGGCGTTGGCGATCACGGCCACTGGGTGGAAGGAGACACGTCGGGTGGCTACGACGACAAGCCCGCCTATGCCGGGATCAACTACATCATCGCCACGGGGAAGAACTGACAGCCGCTCGATGAGGCAGACTTCCTAGCTGTGGCGCTGAAGCCCCTGAAGAAGCCGAAGGTTCCGGCCTACAAGCCGTACAAGGTGCCGGGGATCAAGAACGTCAAGCCCAAGCTGCCCGCATCGGGGCACTACGGCCCGTCCATCTACAACCCGTCGGGTCGCAACCAGGCGTATACGAAGCCCCCGGTCTACACGAACCCGATGGCGACGACCCCGATGCAGCCGAACATCCCCGTCCCCCAGATCCCACAGTGGCAGTCACCCGACTACGGCTCCATGATCTCGGGCGACTGGGAGGTACAGGGTGCCGAGGCGGACATGGGCGCACAGATGGCTCGCGCTCGCGGCGACTTCCAGGCGCAGCTTCGCTCGCAACTCATCGACCTCGGCCTCACGGACACGTCCCAGCTTGGATCGCTCGGGCAGTACATCGACGCCGACACGATCAAGAAGGCGGTCGAGAACAAGTACTCGGCCACGGCGCAAATCGCCCAGGGCGCAGAGCGCAGCCGCGCAGGTAACAACGCTGCACTCGCAGCGCGAGGGCTGCTCTCCTCGGGGCAGACGACCAAGAGCCAGCAGGACGTGTCTGCCGCCGCAGAGTCAGGCCGCTACTCGGCTCTTAGGGGTTTCTTAGAGGGCGGGGCATCGGGGCTGAGTGGCCTCGCAGACATGGAGTACAACCTCGCTCGCAACGTCGCCGCTGCGCGGCAGGCCGCAGCCATGCGAGCCGCCGATCTGTACCAGGGTGGCGAAGCCATAGAGGGTGGGCCTGCTGTTGGTGGTGCCGGTGCTTACGACTACACGGGGTACGCGGCCCCGCGCTCGGGCGGCACCCCTGGGAAGCTGACCAAGGCGCAGTTCATGGCGCGACGGCCACAGGGCAGGTACGCGAACTACCTCCAGGCGTTCAAGCGCCACGCGACTCGCGGGTACTAGATGGCGCTCAAGCGTCCGCCCAAGCTCACGCGCCGCGAGTTTCTCCGCAAGGCTCCGACGAACCCCGTCCAGGGGCGCACATCAGGGCAGCGGTACCAGTCATACCTGACCGCCTACCAGCGGCAGCACGGCCCCGCGAAGGCACAGGTCACGCAGAGTCCGCTGCCGACGATGGAGTCCCTGCTCGGCCAGGTCGGGCGCTTTGAGACGCCCGCGCAGCTTGAGGCCCGCGCCAACCGGATGGCGGGTGCGGGGATCAAGCAGCAGCAGGCGATGATCCGCGAGGAAGCCGCGCTCATGCGGAAGGAGGCGCAGGACAGGGCGCTCTCGATGGCCGCTGCCGGTCGCGCCGCCGCTGCCCAGAACGCCGGTCTGTTCGGGATGGTTGGCGGGGAGTACAACGCCGGGGCCAGGGAGATCCAAGGACTCGGCACGAATCTGTCCAACCAGATGGTGCATACGACCGAGGCCGACCAGCTTGCCCAGAACGCGGGCCTCGCCACGGTGGGCGCTCCCGAGATGGCGGTCGGCGGGCCTGCCGGAACCAACTCCATCGCTGGCCCCACCCAGGGTGCAGTCTCCGCGTACCAGTTTGGGATGCTCCCGGCGCAGGCGATCACGACCGCAGGCGAGGCGTCCCAGTTCGGCCTCGCGGGGATGGTGGCCGCGCAGAACCTCCGCGCCACGCAGGAGGGCAACGCCGCCTTCGTGCAGTCGGTGCGCGATGCCGACCGCGCCCGCTCCGCAGCGGTGAAGGAGCTTGCCGCAGGGCGTCCGGCAGAGGCGGCGAAGTTCCTCCAGATGCTTCAGGAGGCGCAGCGTCAGCAGATCGGCCTCGCCTCGGGCCTCATCCAGCAGCGTGCCGGGATGCGGCAGGCGGGCTTTGAGCAGGGGATGACCAAAAAGACCTTCAAGGAGCAGCAGAAGCAGCAGGCGTTCCAGAACCGGCTAACGGTGCGGGAGCTTGCCGCGAAGGAGCAGCAGTTCCAGATGGAACTCTCGGCCAAGGCTCAGGAGAACGCGGTTGAGATGAGCCGCATCGACGCCTCCGCGTCACGGGCCTGGGGCTACCTCGTCAACAAGGCGGGGCAGCCGATCCTGAAGAACGGCAAGCCGATCCCGGTCGCCTCCTACTCAAGCGGTGGTGGCAAGAAGGGTGGGCTGACGAGTTACCAGCTTTCCCGGCTGATGCCGAAGGCACAGGAGGCAGCCGAGAGCTTCTACCACGGGTACAAGATCGTTGACGGCAAGCGCGTTCCTGCGACCGAGGCTCCGGGCGAGGGCGAGGTCAAGGGGCAGCTTGACTACGGGCCTGCGCTCACCCGCCTGACTCGCATGGGCGTCCCGTCTGGGACAGCGAAGTCGATGCTGAACGAGTACTACAAGCCCGGTGAGGGTGGTCGGCCCCCATTCAACGATGAGGAGCGCAAGGCTCTCATCAGGCACTACGGCCCGAAGCACTACAAGTGGTTCGTCAACAACATCCTGAAGGCTTCGGATGAGGGTGAGGCCATGCGTTGGTACAACCTGGCGATGTCTGGAAAGAACCCTGGCTGGACGAAGCTGAAGTCGTAACGTGCCTAGCCATCGGTTCGGTAGCACAGGCGGGGGCAGCACTCGATACGGAGGAGGAGGATCGCAGAGGTACGGCGCTACCTCCTCGGCCAAGAAGAAGAAGGACTGGCGTGACACGCTCATCGAGGCGACTGTCGGCCTACCCGCGATGGGGTTGGAACGCACGCCTTGGGGGTTCACGCAGGGACTCGGCCACGTCATCGGTGCGCTCGGCACGTCGCCGCTTCAGGCGCTCCTGTTCCCGAAGGAGACGGTGCGGGGAGCGCAGTCTGCGCTCGTCGGAGCCTTTGAGGGGCCGTATGCCTTCGGCAAGGGCGTCCGCCAGGAGGGGTTCGGGGATACCGCTCACCTGTTTCTGGAGTCGATGAAGTCTGACTACAAGAGCAGGTACGGATCGAACTGGAAGGAACACGCCCGCGAGAACGGGCTGTTCAACCTGTTCGATGCGATGGCCTTCATGGGTGTGGGCGCACGCGCCGCCACGATGACTGGTGCCTACGGACGGTTGGGCGCGGCGGGCAAGAACGTCACGATGCGGAATCTCTGGAAGGAGTCCTCGCGTCCAGGGGTGCTGACTGGAGGGGAGCGCACGCGGACGCTGCGCTACCAGCCCGACACGGGGCCAGAACTGGTGTCGGAGCAGCCGTGGTCGCGCTCGCCCACGCGCCGGGGGACGCAGGCGTTGGCCGATGTCCTGGCCGAGAGGTTCCCAGACACGCCCATCTTCGGGGCACGCTCGCGGGTCACCCGCGCCCAGGGGTCGCAGCTTCGCCGCACCATCGAGCGCACCCTCGGCAGCATCGTGGGCGAGGAGGCGCTGAATGGGCTGGGTGAGGCTGGCCGCTCGCGCCTGTTCTGGGAGTCGCAGCTTGGGATCGACAAAGTGGACATCCCCCTAGAGCAGCGCAACGCCACCCTGACCAAGCTCCGAAACGCGCTGGAGCGTGAGTACAAGAACCCGGACACTCCCGACCCCGACAAGGAGTTCGGGCAGATCCTCCGCGAAGCGAAGCAGGCCGGGTTCGGGGAGGGCGTCTTGCTCAAGCGTCTCGACGCCGCCATCGAGTACACCCCCGACAAGAGGTATGAGCGGGGGCGGGAGGCGCTGCGGCAGGCGACGGTGCTGTCAGAGAACACCATCGCGGACTCCTCCGGGTTCGCCTCTCTGCAACAGGACATGAAGCGCATCTCGGACAGGATCGACCGGCTGGACGAGGGCAGCGACGAGTTCAAGGCAGCGGTGCAGGAGCGCGTGCGGTTGAGGAGGGAGCTTTCCAAGAAGGAGGCCGACCTCCGCACGATGTTCCGCAACCGCCGCTCCCTCCTTCGTGACTGGCTGGACACGCAGGGCGATCACGACCACTCTCGCGCTTGGAACGAGACGCTGACCAGGCTCGTTGGTGAGGACGAGGCGAGCCAGATGCTCGCCTTCGCACACGCGATGGCGAACAAGATCCGCCCCGACGATCCCGAGTCATGGTGGGCGGACAAGATCGGGAAGCCCGACCCGAACGACGCTCTCACCGAAGGTGCGGCGGCGTTCCGCCAGCGTGTCGGGGATGACGCCCTGTTCCAGTTCGGGGACGAGGCGGGGCTGCTCGACTCGGGCTTCTACTCCCCGGCCCAGAAGTGGGTGAACGAGAAGATGCCACGTCGGATGCCCGCCCTGGATCTCCGTCGCTCGCTGGAGAAGGAGATCCCCAGGGAGGAGTTCTACAACTCGGGCCTCGACATGTGGTTCGACGCGCTCCCC